ACACAGCCTGCTCGTATGGTACAGAAAGCTCTTGACCATATGACATGGGAGATTACCCATGATGGATTAAAGCATCTTGCTGCACAGAAGAAATTAGAGATGGCTCGTTTGAATCATCCTGATATTCCAGATGCTGTTCACATGAAAGAGATTGCACGTAACATTAACAATACCTTTGGTGGTCTTGATTGGTTTAGTGTAGCTCGTGAAGGTAATAGTAAGTTTAGTGAGAAGATTAAGATGGCAGCTTATAGTCCTACTGGGCGTATGGGTTTGCAGGTTCTTATGTTTGCTCCTGACTGGACAATGTCTACTGTTCGTGCAGTTACACACGCACTACCAGAGAGGGCTTTTGCTCCAGAGACTTGGGATTTATCTAAAGGTTTACAGGGTCTATTACATCCACTTACTGATCATGATTATTCAAGACAGTATATGATGCGGTTTGCTTTGACATCTTTGACACTTGCTAATGGACTTAACGTTGCTTTATCTGGTAAGTATATATGGGAAAACAAAGATCCATTTACGATTGATCTTGGGGATGGTACATTCCTTAGTCCATTTAAACATGCGGCTGAGTTCTACCATTGGATTACAGACTTTGATAAGACGTTTTATAATAAGCTTGGTTGGTTGCCTAAACAACTTACTGAAGCTGCTTATGATATTCGTAAAGACACACCACTACAAGAGCGATTAAAGAATCTTGTTAAGGGTACTGCAATTCCATTTACTGGATCTTCTGCAGCTGATCCTAGACGAACTCCAGGTGAGTCAGCTTCTGCCTTTGTTGGTATGCCTATTACAGGTGTTAAGAGTAAACCAATGCCTAATTGGGAACGTATGAAGAAGAACTTTCAACGTAAACTTGGTATTAAAATTAAAGACGATACGGATAAAGAATGAAAATACTAATCATCGATGCATCAGGTGTATGCCTTGACTTTGCTTTACGGTGTCAGAACTTTGGACACACTGTAAAGTGTTTTATTAGACACAATAAGGATGGTAGTCGCTCGATGGTCGGTGATGGTGGACTCATTGAAAGAGTCTCTGAGTGGGAGAAGTATATGAACTGGGCAGATCTAATCTTCTGTACAGATAATGTATTCTACATTCATGGCTTGGAGCGTTACCGTGATAAAGGCTATCCTATTCTTGGTCCATCTATTGATACCAATCGTTGGGAACAAGACCGCATGCATGGTGCAGATGTGATGGAAAAGGCTGGTATTAAAACCATTCCTTCCAAAGTATTCAAGAGTTATGATGACGCTATCAAACACGTTATGGATAACCCACAACGTTATGTTAGTAAGCCCATCGGTGATGGGGCCAAGGACCTGTCTTATGTTGCTAATTCAGCAGCTGACATGGTGTTTATGCTACAGAAGTGGAAGAAAAACAACGCTTACAAAGGCGAGTTTATTCTTCAAGAGTTCCACAAAGGTGTTGAATTTGGCGTAGGTGGCTGGTTCGGACCTGGTGGTTTCAACAAGCAGTTTTGTGAGAGCTGGGAATTTAAGAAGTTAATGAATGATGATCTTGGTGTCGCCACTGGCGAGCAAGGTACTATTGTTCGCTATACCTCCGAATCTTACTTGGCAGACCAAGTTCTCAAACCGCTTGAAGACTTTCTTCATGGCTTAGCATACACAGGTTATATTGATGTTAATTGTATCATTGATAAAGATGGCTTTCCTTGGCCTCTTGAGTTTACTATGCGACCAGGCTGGCCGCTCTTTCAGATTCAACAAGCATTGCATAATGGCGACCCCGCTCAGTGGATGCTCGACCTTATCAACGGTGAGGACACACTACGTACCAGCAAGGCAATTGCTTGTGGCGTTGTTATTGCTATCCCTGATTATCCTTATTGCAAGATAGCTAAGAAAGAAAACGCAGGCTATCCACTCTTTGGTGTAACTGAGGAAGACGTAGTCAACGATATTCATTGTGCTGAAGTCATGTGGGGTAAAGCCCCAAGCATGTGTGACGGTGAAGTTAAGATGAACACACCTATGTTTGTTACAGCAGGTGATTACATCTGTACTGTATCAGGTAAGGGTGCTACTGTAAGCGATGCTCGTGAGAAGGCATACAATACTATTAAGAAGAAGATTGAGATTCCTAATAGTGTTATGTATCGTACTGACATTGGTTGTCGTTTAGAGAAACAACTGGACGTGTTACATGAACATGGCTACGCTACTGATTGTGATTGGGAGTAATTATGGCTAAGAATTTGCTCCCCCCAATCCCACAAACACCTATTGGTGAAGAGTTCTCTTGGCGTGATTGGTTTAGAAACCTTGGTAACTACATTCAAGTAGCACAGACTGGTGGATCACCTTGGACTATTGTGCAAGGTGGTACAGGATCAAGCACTGCATCAGGAGCACGAGACAACTTAGGTATTTCTACTGTAGGTCATACAGGAGCGTATGCTGATCTTACTGGTAAGCCTACAGGCTATAGTGGTACAATAACAACAGCTAAGTTAACCTTAACAGGCTCTAATGGTCATATGACATTTACTAATGGTATTCTAACTTCACAGACAGCAGCGACATGATGAAGACATCACAACAAGGCATTGAACAACTTAAGACATTTGAAGGCTTTAGAAGCATGCCTTACTTAGATACAGCTGGTAAATGGACTGTTGGATATGGACACTTGATGGTGTCTGGAGATGGATTGGTACAAGGCAGTCCAATCACTATGGGACAAGCAACTACCCTGCTGACACAGGACGTTGGGACAGCTGAGCGTTGTATAAATGATACAGGTATTGATGTAACTCAGAATGAGTTTGATGCATTAGTGTCGTTTACATACAACTTAGGTGTTGGTTCTTTACAACGGTCTACGTTGCTTAAGCTTATTAAAGCTGGCAACAAGCCAGCAGCAGCTCTTGAGTTTCCTAAATGGAGTATTGTAGCTGGTGGTCATAGTGACAGCATACTAAAACGTAGGTTAAAAGAACAAGCTTGTTTTAAAGATGGAGTATACATATCATGAATTGGTTAATGCAAATAGCACCTACTATTGCTACGTGCCTTGGTGGCCCGTTAGCAGGATTAGCTACAGCAGCTTTATCTAAGCTGTTTGGTGTGTCAGGAGATCAAGTACAGTCAATGATCAACGACAATAAACTGTCAGCTGATCAAATTGCTCTTGTACAACAAGAAGAGATTAAGTTTAAAGAGCAGACACAAGCACTTGGTCTTAACTTTGAGCAATTGGCTGTTGAAGATCGCAAGTCAGCTAGAGACATGCAGACTGAAACAAAGTCTATGGTTCCAGCTGTTTTGTCATATGGTATTACTATTGGTTTCTTTGGAATCTTATTTTCTATTATGATGGGTTATGCACAAGACAATAACCAACCATTGTTGATTATGCTTGGTTCCCTTGGAACTGCGTGGGTTAGCGTCGTAGCCTTTTGGTTTGGATCTACCAATGGTAGCCAGAAGAAAGACCAGATGCTGTATAACTCAACTCCAAATCAATAGTCAAGACGGCTAGAGGGTATCAAGAACATAGGGATTTTCCGTCTTTCTAACTATGGTATCAACGAATTGGCAGGCGTAGCTTGTACTCCCTTATCCATTACATGCAATAAAAAAGCCACCCTTATGAGGTGGCTTCTTCATTTCTACTTCTTGGTTTCTTCGTGTTGGTTAGTACCACGTATGACTTCACAAGGATAACTGTCTTCCGTCTTTTTAGCTTTAAAGATCTGATCCCAGTTGTTGTCAAACGTCTCTTGGTCTTGCGGGGCAATAGGCTTATCGCCTTTGCCACCGTCATGTCTACTTCTACGCATTACTTCTCCGTCATAAATATTACTCTAATAAAGATTAGATGGAAGATAACAATGGTGTACATTTTATTATCTTCGTCATAGTCATCAATGTATTCAAAGCCTGCTACCAGGCCTCGAATAAAGTCAAATGAGATTTCACACATATTCACAAGCTCCATTTACACAAGCTAATTCATGGTGATTGATTGTAGAGTCATCTTCTTCATATGCATTGAATTCTTCCCAACTAATAGTAGGGAATGCAGCTTTTGCAGCTTCGTAGACTTCTTTTGTACAATCTTGATATGGTGCTTGTTGATAAGAGTGATCATTGAATGGTAGGAAACTGACCCCCCCCACATCATCAAAGTTCTTGTAAACCCATGCACCGACTTCCATCCACTCCTCTTCACGTACATATACTGTAATAGAGGGATTGTGTTCACACCAGAATTGTTTGAACTTAAGGTAATGCTCAAGCTGTTCTACAGCTGACCATTGCTTACGTAAGACTGAACCTTCAGGAGCTTTTTGTGGGAATGAGAACACAAGGTTACTCTCATTCATTACATCAACTTCTACTGGTACACCCTTCTCTTTAAGGAAGATAGCAAGTGGATCTTTTATATCTGCACGTACAGTGCGAATGTAATAATCACTATGTCTAGGATGAATACCACTAGCCGAGTCAACCAACTGACTAACTGTACCGCTAGGCTTAACAGTAGTAATAGCAGCAGACTGTGGAATGCCAAGTTTAGTGGACCACTCTTTGTTAGTCTCAACACAAACATCTTTAAGGTGTTTGAGAGCTGTTTCACTTACTTGCTGCCCAAACAAGACATTGTCGAGGATTCCTGTGAGGCTAACCCCAAGGAGCCGTTCTTCTTCTGCGTTTCTTTGCCAGACTTTCCGAATGTACTTGAAATCGGTGAGAGTCGACTGAAAAGTCCCAAGGATTGTAGCAATGCGAACCTTTCTAGATACGTCTTCGATAGTGTCGCTTGCTCGTATAACAGCCTCAGTAAGGTTGCAGAATCCGCATGGTCTGAGAATGATTTCACCGCAAGGGTTTGTTCCAAATTCGTAATCAGCTTCTCTGCGTCCTGTAGCTGCAGCTTGCAGTTGTGCAGATACTCGGTTAAAGATGCCACGCTCTCCAGATTTTGATTCATATAGTGATTGCCACTCTTTCATAAAGATGCCGATGTCCGGCTTTTCAGTATAAGCTACTGAGTTGTTAGCTAATGCTCGTTGTTTTTCATCTTCCCACCAAGCGCCATTCTTGGCGTTACGCATACGCTCATCCGTCAGATTCGACAAGGAGATCAGAGCACTGCGTCGTACACCCCCCACTACTACAATCTGAGCAATCTTGCATACTAAGTCATGGCATTCTACGGAGTTTAATCTACGTCCAGCTGCTTTCTGAAATAGCTCGATCGCAAACTGGAATAAGTCCATGAGTGGTTTTGGTCCACTGGCACGTCCTCCGAAGGTCTTAAGTCTAGCTCCAGCTGGTCTGACTTTACTATAGTCGATTTGTGGAACAAGCCCTGTGTATAGTAATCCGAGAAGTTCTCTAAGAGCCGTTGCCCATCCCTGTTTTGAGTCAGCCACAGTAATAGTTGTCTCTGTGAGTGTGAACTCACTTGCAATTGTAGGTAGTTTTTGGACATATTGTCTTTCTACAGAGAAACCTAAGCCAGTACCATTCATGAGAATAAACATAGCTTCGTCAAAGGCACGAACATCATCAATTGGTAAGTAAGAGCAGTTATAACCTGCAATGTTATCACGTTCTAGAGCCGGTCCTGCTGTCATAAGGGCACGCATGGATGGCATTAGATCTAGATTGTAGATTGCATCGTATACTTCTTTGTATGGGAATGTCTCAGGGAAGCGTTTAGCCCAGAAATCACAGTAACGTGTAACTGTTTCCCCCCAATTCTCACGTCTACCTTGATCAGGGATCCAACGAGCGTAGCGTGATTTGTGAATGTATTGCTGATAGTCGGTTAAGTTGTTACTCATCAAATGGTTCTTCGTCCAGTTCTTTTTCTAATTCATCAGCGAGTTCTTCGATTAGATCTTGGAATCGCTCTACAATATCCTCACTAGTGATTTTAAGGATCTCTAGTAAGGATACTTCATCTATACGACGTAAACGGTCGAATATATCTACTAAGGTTAGCATTTATACCGATCATCTAGGTCTGGTCGTGTTTTGGTCATGTTAGATAGAAACATCCAGCAACAGCCAAGATGATCAATATGTGGAAGGCCACTTTCTGCGTCAATGTCTTCGCCTCGTTGTAAAGCCGCGAGGTGGCGGAGCATAGCAGCAGTGAGACGACTATAACTAATACCATTTCTCCAATTATGCTCGTCATACTTCTTAGCTCCAAAAGTTAATACCTTGGCAAGTCCTTCTAGAGCATCGAAGTCTAGGAGATCCATTCTAGGTTTGTCGTTATCATACTTGAGCCCCCCTTCGGGGATCATGTCTTTAATGTCGTTTTCTGTGATCATTTGTGTTGGTAATATGCCACTCCTAGCAGCATTAACCCTACTATTAGTAGCATACATTTCCTCAATTTGCTTGTCTAATCGTGGCATTAGCCACGTCTGTTTTAGTTGATCTGCTCCAAGTACCGCAGTTAGTGCACTGATATCTCTGATAAGACCCGCTGATTGTTCTTGCGGTGCCTCGTCGTTGAATAGCTTTTGATCCGCAGTTTGGGCAAATGTGTTCATCTTTTCCGTCATAAACATTCCTGTTAGGATGTGATTTAATCCAAGGAAGAACTTTGTGATATACTTTCTCAAGTAATACAACGTCTTGCTTGTTGTACTTTTCCATGATCTTCCATGCATTGGGGTCGCCATTCATACAGCGTACCCATAATCCATGACCTTCATGTCCTGTTTTAGAGCCAAGGCCGAGGCGTTGCGCTACATAATCAAGTTTGTTAGAGGGGAAGCGGAAGTTACTACGCATTGTCCGTAGTAGGTCAATCTGCTTATATGGAGCTGGAGGAGACATATCATTTAACAAGAACTCCTTGTTGAGTGTTGGCATGTCGAACTTAGTGCCATTGTAGTGAACAACAGCATCTGCTTCGTTAATCATTGTGTAAATCCGCTTAAGCATTTTCTTATCGCTGGATTGATGCACTGAATCGAAGAAGATTTCTTTTTCACCTAACCATTTAGCAGCCCAGCACATTACGTACGAAGACTCTTGTAGTTGGTTAATAGAGACGTTCTGTTGCCACAGCCCCCATACGTGAGCCGTATTGGGACTTGTTTCTATATCTAGTAATAATATCTTCATTATGCTATTGGTTTAATCCAAGTTATTGGTTCTTTGCTATCTAGTGAATATACTTTGACTGGTTCATGACTCATAAGGTCAACCTGACATGCCCAGTATACAGCGTCTTCTGCGGTACCACCAGCACGCAATATTGCTTCAGCTGCATGGATACCACTACCAATTGCCATAAAGGTACGCACAGGTTCCCATTCAATACCATCGTCACTTACCTGTAAACCTTCGTCAGTTAATATCATGAACGAGTTGTCATTGTTTTTTAACTTAGGAGGTACTTTACTTTTAGTACGTAGGTATTGTAGGACTTTTTCACAGTCACCAAAGTGACCAGCACCAGCAAACCAACCATCAGGAATTCGTGAACATTTCTCATCGAAGTACTTTGTGTTGGTGTCTGTATCTGAGTACTGGCTGTCTGTGACTATGACTTTACGTCGCCAATCACCTACAATAGTTGTCATGTTATTGAGTAGCTATTGATGTAGGTGCTGTTGGTTTGGGTGGGCGTCCACGAGCTAGCATAGCATCGGCATTAGCCCAACAAGCATCAAACTGAACAGTAGATGGATTTTGGTTTTTGTCTAGCAATGCATCAAGGAATGTATTAGCAAATAAGCTACGCTGACTTACTGATACACCCTCTTTAAAGCCCTCTAAGAAAGCACCCCGCAAGGCATTGTTCATGTCTTGTTCTGTTACACGCTGTTCGTGTAGTGTGGCAATTGCCATATTATTGCATCCCTTCTGGTCCTTCGACTACAACAACGCTACGTGTGTCAACGAGTTGTACTCCGTTATTAATTAAGATATCCATAGCC